TCTTCTGAAGAACTTTTGAACTTTCTGACTAAAGATCTGTGGAGTAAAATTACCTTGTGAAAGGTTATTATATCCCGTAGCATTTGTAAAAGCCATAATGCTTCTCCTTATTGTTTAGTTAGATTGTTTAACGTTGTTCAATCCTACCTTCTAAACGAGCAAGGTCAATTTCTTTTTCAAATTTTTCAAACTCATGAGGTTTCAATTTAGAAATCTCACTTGTTGTCCAAACTTTTTTCTTTGGTGTTTCAGAATCAGTAGCTTTTTTAGTTTTAGAAATTGCTTTAGCAGCTTCTTTTTTAATATCCTTTTCTTCTTGCCTAGTTAGTTTGCTTTCACCACGATCCATTTTATATAGATCAATAGCTCTTGCAGCTAATTTAGCATTAGATGTATTTTCATACAACCAACTTTGAATAGTAGGATCTTGATCTTCAGCCCATTTATGAAAATCGTCTTTTGAACGAATATCATTAAAATCAGGATGAAGTTTTAAAAGTTCTACTTCGGCTTTTTCTTTTGCAATTTGTTGCTGCTGTACTTGTAAATTTTTAAATTTATTTTCCAACTCTGCAGATTGAGTAGTAGCTTTATCTATTGCTATAGTTTCTACCATAGAATAAACATCAGGGTACTCTTTTCTCCACGCCTCTAATTCTTCTTTTGATTTAGGGGGTGTAAATTGCTTTGTACTAGATTCTAATTGTCCACGCAAAGAAGAAACTTCTTCCTTGTGTTTATTAAGTGTAGAATCGTAATGCTTTTTCAAATCGTCATAACGTTTTTTAAAAGCACGATCTTCAGCGTTCACAGGGCGTTCAGCGATAGGAGTAGCCTCTTTATCTGATTTTTCTGCAGTCTCTTCAGACGCATCGGTGTCCTTCTGTTCGGTTGCTGCTTCTGCTTTTTCTCTTTGTTCCCTATGAAACTTTGTCAATTCACCTTTAGCAAATGCCTCAGTTTCAGGATCAGTGTCTCCACGATCTTTACTGTAAGGGTTTGCCTTAGACATCATTGATTTAGTTTCGTCAGAAACCTTCTCTTTATTTTCCATTACTTTTTACCTATTGGTTGAGTGCCTTATGGATAAGGGTAGCTCTAAACTGTTTTACTAGTTTGTGGGCTAGTCATTATACCTTGACTAGGTGGCACGTTGTTAGTGTTGTCTTCTTTACGAATCAAATTTTTAAAATTATCAAGTGATCCGAATCTATCAACAATAATACTTGCAGGTACACTTACTGTGTTTTCATTTATTCCAAACTCAGGAAATATATCTTGTCCAAATATTCTGTTGAATACATTTTTAAGAGACGGAGTTAAATGCATATTTAATACTTGTTTATCTGTGTCTCTCAAATTCTCTAAATTTATTTGCGGTATTCTTTCTTCCGCTAATTCTCTTTCTTCTATTTTAGGTTTAGGCTCTTTAACAGCTGGTATATTAGGTGGTGTTATAGGTGCAGGTTTTTTATTCATTATACCTGTAGTAGTAAATGCTGTTTGGTTCGTTATTGGTTGTCCTTTATAATCTACTGCCATTAGTTTCTAAATGCTTGATGTTGTGATGTTGTAGTACCTTGACTACTTTTAGCAGGAGCAGATGGAGCTGGAGATGAAAATTCTCCACCACCTGGAGTATCTTCTCTTATTCCTGAAGGAGTATTATTAGATGAACCACTATCTTGACCGCCACCACCACTTCTAAAATAATCTTTTTGTTGTGGTGTTAAATTTTGTACTGGATTAATTTGTTGTTTTCTAACATCATCTTGTTGTTTATTTTCTTTATCTTGTAAATCTTGTAGTTTTTTATTTCTATCAATTAAATCAGAATCTACAGAACCTGCATATGTTCCAAGTTTTGTTTGTGCTATCTCTGCAGGAGTCATACCATATTTATCTCTTAGAGTTTTATCTATTCTAGCTTGTCTTTTTGATGCAGCACCTGATAAACCATAACTAGGATCAAAAGGATTACCATATACTAAATTATAATTTGACATACCTGGTATACTTTCAACTAATGCAGCTTGTTCTGGATCTGCATAAAATTGTTTAATAGCTTTTATCTCTTCACTCTCCGCTGGTAATATAGCTTCTAATGCTTTTATTGCAGCACTAGCTGCATCTGCATAAGGTAGTACAGCTGACATAACTGTTTCTATAATTTTTTGTCCAGGAGTTTTTTCTTTACTTCTACGTTCTATATTTTCTGGTGTGTAGGCTTCTAAATTTTGTTTTTGTATAAATGATAAGTTTGGATCATCGGATGCACCTTTTTCCATTTCCATTATATAATCCATGATAGCACTCTGATTATTATCAGGTTGGTTTTCTTCTGCATCAGTTATAGGATCACCACTAGCTGGACTTTCAAATCTAGATTTGTAAGGACTTACTACTGTTGATCTGTTTATAACTTTTCTAGTTCCAGTTACAGTATTTTCTACTAATACTGGATCTCCATTTGAATCATATGATAAACTATATTGTATTGCCACTAGTCACTCTCTTTACTGCGTTGGTTTGCTGTTTGAAGATTGATCAATTGGCGAAGCAAAACCAGCTTCCCCTGGCATCGGAATATTGCCGACTCCGATATTGCCACCTCCATTTCCTGTTGGATCTGTGATTGAAGCCCCAGCAGGTACTTTTCCGTTTGTGCCCATAGGACTTTGTTCTCCAGTAGGGGCTGTATTATTTTGAGTTCCATTTGCCATTCCCATTATTTGTGCATAGATAGCTGCTTTCTCTGGATCATTAATTAGTTGATCTGGATCAATATCTAATGCTTTTGCTATTTCTTTTAAACATGTATGCCATCTAACAAAAGGTGCTAGAGCAGGATTAGCTGCTGTTTGCATAAATGTCATTAATCGTTGTGACCTAACTTCTTTCTGCATCAATGAAGATGTACCTCTTGCTTTAATTTCAAGATCACCTTTAATGATTGGAATGTCTGCATTAAATTGCATATTCCAATGAAATAAGTTTTCACCTAGGGGCTTTAATAAATAATCATCTATATTTTTAATTACTGTTTTAATACTTAAAGCTGCTGCACCCATTAACATTGACATACCTGCAGCAGTTCTAGTTGTAGATTGTATTCCTGTTGCACCATGTGAGTATGATGGTATACCAGTAGCTTCATCAGCTAACTGTCTAAATCTATCAAACATCATCATATTTTCCTGTGTACTATTAGGAAATTTAATTGCATTTATAGATGTTCCTGGTTGACCACTTTGTCTTCTAAATATTTTACCAGGAAAAATTTTCATATCTTGACCAGGTACTAATTGTGTTTCATCAACATCAAATACCATATTACCTGCAAGTGCCAAATTATCAATAGCCATTCTTGCATGACCATTCATAATTTGTTGTGAGTCTTCCATATTTTCTGGTACACCAACACCAAAAAATTGATATGGATTTAATTCATATGGACAAACCATAAATGGTAATCTGTTTGGTTCAAATGGATTCTCTACCATTCTTAAAACTTTACCACCACATATCCATGCGTTAACATTAATTACATCTTTATCACTTTCAATACCACACTCTTCTGCCATTTCTTTTGAAACAACACCCCAATATTCTAATACTTCAAATCTATTTTTATAAATAGTTTCTACAGTTTCTCTGTTGTATAAAGAAGATTCATATCCTCTAACTTGATAGTTAGGACCTTCTTCTAAACACATATCAATAGCTGTTTCATCAAAGTAAGGCATTTTTCTTAAATCAGAAAACTGCTGTTTATTTAATGAATGTCTTTGAATTACATAATCACAATCATTTATACTTGTAGCATTTGGATCTGGATAAAAATCCCAACATGATACAGCTTCAACTTTTGGTACTGTTTTAACTTTCTTAACATGAATATTAGTTAAATTACCTTCTTCATCTTCAGCAGTATCAAACGCATGATATGTATGATCAAAACTAAATGGACCTTTTAATATACCTGTACCTAATAAACATTGCTCAAAGAACACATGTCTTAATACAGTTATAGCACTAGATTCCTCTAGTTGATCATGTAGTAATTTTTCTAAATGTTTAGCTGCCATTTCTGCAGGTTGTATTTGAGGTTCACCTGCATTTGCTGGTCCTTCATCAAAACCTACATTTTCAAATTCTTGTGCTAAATTTTTCATTAGCATATCAGCTGTAGCACCAGGTGGTATCTCTCTACCATCACCTTTAAATCCATATGGATCTTG